AAGAAGTGGTTGCTCAACAGGCGACCATCATTCCGATGTTCCGAAACACTGATCCTGTTACGAGCAAAATTGCGGGGAAGGCGGCATCAAAAAGATCACCATCTCAACAGATGATTATCCTTCGCGCTTTCGCAAGTGGTAGAGGATTCACTGATGAAGAGGTGGGCGACTTCACAGGTTTGTCCGCGAACCGCCGATGCTGTTACTGGAAGCGCTGTTCAGAATTACGCGCCATGGGTTTTATAGTAACCACAGGCGATTTTGCTAAATCTTCGGCAGGAGAGTTGCAAAGAATCTGCAAGATCACCGCTTTGGGTCAGGCTCACCTTCAGACGCTCGGCGAGTAACACTAGCCCGCTACACTGAACCGCACTAAACAACGGAGGACAAATGGAACCATTGGGCGTAGTCACACTTGGCACAGAAATCAAATCTGAAACAGAAGCAGACGATCTAGAAAAATGTCGCTTGCTTACACAGATGATGCGCGAACATCAACAGTCGGTTGTTCGTCTTGGACGGCAACGAAGGAAAGTTGTTCGTAAACTTCGCGCAGTAAGAATCCCGTATCGTCAGATTGCGGACGCTTGCGGTGTTACCGATCAAGCATTGTTTGCCGATCTTAGAAAACATCCTGAAGCCGACAACGCATGAGAAGTGGTCCAATCACTCAAGGTCAAATTGAGGAAGAGTTGATGCGACTGCTTGGAATACTGGAATCGGAAACAGAAGAGTTTGAAGTGTTGGCTCAACACTCGGCGGAAACGGAAGCATCACATAAGGGTCAGTGGGCGAAGCAGTATTTGTCGTCAACGGGTTCGGTGCGTTCTCGTGAAGCGGAAGCGGATTACGCGATGTCGGATTCAATGTATTCGTACAAAATCGCTGAGGCTTTAATGAAGGCTAAAAGGGAAAAGTTGTTGTCGTTAAGAACCTCTATTGATGCTCTGAGGACTTTAAACGCTAATGTTCGCGCCCAAGTTGGGTAGTTGACAGAGGGGCGTGAGTGGGCTATGCTGACCGTATAGGAACCAACCGAAGGGAGATCGGGATGACAACAAAAGTCAAAGTTGATTATCAAAAGTTATATTTAGAGGCTGTCTCACGAGGACAGAAACGGGCGCTTGAAGCGCGACCAACACCGATGATCGTTGGAACCCCAACAACATTTTTGGGGGACGATATTGATTACAAAAAGAAAACCTATTTTGTGGCTGGCGGTGTTTGCGGATTCGCAAGTGTTGGCATCAAACCTGCTCGCGGAGGTTTCGTGAAGTACCTCAAAGACAAGGACATTGGTTACGCCCGCTATTACGGTGGTTACTCAATTCCTGCTCGCCCGATAGTTGAGGGAGCGCTTGTTCAATCCATGGAAATCAACGAAGCGTATGCGCGAGGCTTCGCTGAGGTTCTGCTAGAAAACGGAATTGAATGTTTTGTGGAAAGCAGGATGGATTGAAATACCACAAAAAGTTTTCTCGGTTCCATCCAAAAACAATTCGGCTGTTCAAAGAATTACGATTGAATTGGTCAAATTGCGATGACACACAAAAGTGGATGCACATGCAACGGTTCGTCATAGGCGCAAGCGAAGTTTACGGGATGGAATATCCGAGAGTAAAGATTTCAAGATTTGCAGGCGATGGTTATTATTCTATTTTGGACAACAAGATTTTTATGAGCAAGCCTTCCATCATCACGGTTGTTCACGAGTTTCGGCATGCGATGCAGGTGCAACAAAAAGCGCGTGGTTGGAGCGGTCACGAGATTGATGTTGAACACGATGCACGAGGATGGTCGCTCAGTTTGTATTACAAGGTTGCACCAATAACTTTCCGCAGGTTGGTAAGATCGGGCAAGGTGTTTCACATTGAACCAAGCGATTTGTTGAGGAGCGTGGCATGAAAATAGTGGTGGTTTTGGTGGTTTTGTATATTGGATTGCATTGGTTTGTAAAAAGGTCGGTTGACAATTACGAGCATGTTGCTGAGAACGATCGGCACCATCACAAACATTGGGGAGAAGGGTAATGTCACACTTGAAGTGACATCGTGCGTTTAAGAGATGAGGACATCTACGAGCAAAGGAGAAATGAAATGCCAAAGTCAAAAGCAGAAGCGTTAGCAGTGGTGAACAGGTTTGACCTGTCCATGCCAGTGTTGGCGGATGACGACATAATTGGGTTGTGTCAGACATTGCGCGAGTTCATCGGCAGGACGACCGATGCGTTTTGGGCGGTGGGTCAGGAAAGCCTTACTGGTAATGGAAAAGAAAGACTTGACTAGGGGTTAGTTTTCGGTTACAATTTCAGTAGAGGGGCAGGGAGCCTTTCGGAAAGGGAGTTCAAATGCCAGTTTCGGTTCTTGAGCGTGAGATTCAACAGACACGCGAGCAACTTGAAGAACGCGCTTACAATCTTCGTTTCTTTGATAATCGTTCGTGGCTCTTTATTGCCGAAGCCTGCGGTTACAGCGGTGAATCGGTAGCCCGTGCAAGCGCCACAAGATTTCAACGCAGGGCAAACTTGCCACCACTCACAACACCGAACCCAAGGCGTAGCGCCGCGGCACGAGTTGCAGTAGCGGCACGATTTGGTATTCCTGTTCCACCCGCACCGATCGCAACACGAACCTTTGGTTGTGAGATTGAATATGTGGTCTTGAGGAATCACGCTCTGACCCGCCCAAAGGTCGCTGAAGCGATCGCAGTGGCTCTCGGTGTTCCTCACATTCACACATTCGCCTACCACGACAACACTTGCCAAACTTGCCAAGTCCGTGTCACCGAACAATACCTCCAATGGAAAGTAGAGAGCGATGGCTCGGTTGATGGTGAAGTCGTTTCGCCAGTTCTTGCAGGCGCGGAAGGTTTCAAACAAATCAAAGTCGTGATGAAAGCGATGAGGGATGTTGGTTGCAAGATTGATGACAGGTGTGGCGCTCACATTCACATCGGTGTCAAAGACCTTGACAAGAATCAGCGCGTGAACCTCATCAAGAAGTGGTACGCAAATCAACCAATGGTTCGCCAGTTTGTTGCTCGTCAGCGTTGGACAAATCACTACTGTGTGAATCCGCGAGATGCGGAATTGCAAGAATGGTACCAATTGATCCTCGCGGGTCGCGACCCAAAGAAAGGTCAATACGGCATCACGAGGACAGCAACACTGAACATTACACCGTTTCCAAAGATCGGCACTTACGAAATCAGGTTTCACCAAGGAACGCTGAACGCAAAGAAACTTGGTTCGTGGATCAAGTTCCTCCTAGCCTTCGTAGAGTACGCAACGGAAGATGGTGAGATTGAGAATCCAACTCAAGAAGAGTTCGGTATTCTAAAAACTCTGATCCAACCAATTCAAAACAAAAACAATCTGTTCACTCAGCGCGAAGCAGATTACCTGCTAGAGCGAGTAGCAGAACTAGCCCAAAGAAGGAGGCGCTAACTATGTGCGGTATCGCAGGATTCAGCATTTCAGATAAAGATCACAAAGTCATCAGGACACGACTTCTTTCGGAAGCAATGCTCCGACAGATTCAAGTTCGTGGCACTGACGCGACAGGTGCAGTGTGGTCAGAGAACACCGAGGATGGTGTGGAGTTGTACTTCGCCAAGGACGCGGTTGATGCAGACACATTCATTGATCTCAACATTGACCTGATCCCCAAGTACACGCGAACCGCGTTGCTCCACACCCGTTACGCAACCAAGGGTGATCCAAGCAACAACAACAACAACCACCCGATTATGACATCCAAAGTCATCGGTGTTCACAATGGTGTCATCACCAATGACGATGATCTGTTTGAAGAGTTGGATGTGAAGAGGATCGCCGAGGTTGATTCGGAAGCGATCTTTCAACTGCTCTCGGTCAGCAAAGATCGTCTAGTTGATCTCAAAAAGTTGCGTGGTCGTGCGGCAATCGCATGGTACGACACACTTGATCCATTCACGATGCACTTGGCAAGGCTTGAGGGTTCACCATTATGGATCGGTCACACTGAGGGCGGTTCCACACTGTTCGCTTCTACCGAGCCACTGCTACGCAAGTCGGCGGTTGATGCAGGTGTCACGCTTCAAACAGTTTGGGAAGTGCCTGAGTACCTCTACCTGAAAGTTGTTAAAGGCAAGATCGTGGAGCGCCGAGCATTACCAAAACCGTATGTGGTTACAGCACGACCAAGTTACTACAAACCAAACAAGTCGTTCACGAACCTTCCAGCGCCGTACTACACACAACCAAGGCGTGTTGACCCGTTTGCATTTAACGAATCGCAACGCCGAGCGGCGATGACATTGCGTGACCGAATGGACTTTGATTACTTCAACCGCCGATAGAGCGACAACTTTGATCTAACATCTGTTCAATGAAGTGGACAGACCGAGCAGCATGCCGTGGCATGGACACGATGCTGTTCTTTCCAGCGGAAGATGAGCGATCACCTGATCGCAAGAAACGCGAAGTCTTAGCCAAAGCAGTTTGTGCTACCTGCAATGTTCGTCCCGCATGTCTGATCGCAGGCAAAGGCGAGGATGGTATTTGGGGCGGGCAAACAGAATCGGAACGCCTCGGCAAAGTTGTCAAACGAAAACTATCCCGACCTGTAGTAAAACGCTCTGAATCTGATGCGAACCCTTGGATTGCAATTGACGAAGAAGGTGGATGTCAGATTTGGCAAAGAGAATCAGATGATTCTTGGCACGGAGTTGAGTGGGCTGTTGTTCGCCATGACGAAATCATTTATCTTTCGCACAACCTTGATGACACCTATGCCAAGTATGGCAACCTGATACACTCCTGAGCGTCATATATGGCAGGTGGACTCCCTCTCCCTGCGGGTCGCGTTTCTCCTTTCCGCACCCGTGGGGAGCCACCAAAGGATGAACGACAGTGAGCAACTTCAACTATGTGGCTTCATTTTATGAAGGCGGAAGGTGGGCTTCAAAAGTTGCGGACATGTTGAATGATGCAGGGGTTCGTTGTGAAGCAACACCAATACGGATCGCCCGTGACAACGCTGAACGCGATTATATGACCCATCACGAACAAGACATCGTGTTTGCATGGTCAGATCAATGCTTAGAAGTCAAATCATCCAGTCGGGACTTCACATTTGATGTTCAGGCGTATCCGTTTGATTCTTTATTTGTGGATACTGTGTCAGGTTTTGATGCGAAGGCACAAACACCGTTGGCTTATGTTTTAATTTCACAAGTAACCTCAGAAGCGGTTTGTATTTCGCCCAAAAGTTTGAACACATGGCGGAAAGTAAACACCTACGACAAGAAGAGGGAGATCATGGAATGGTTTTACAGCGCCCCAAAGTCTGCCCTTATCCCATTTGATTCGTTGGTACAGTTCTTGTTACGACAGCAAAGGAACATTTTGTGACACCAACCGAACAGATTGATCTACCGATTGACAGCGTTCGTCCACACCCATCCAATCCGCGCAAAGGCAATGTCGCGAAAATAGTTGAATCAATCAAAGCCAACGGATTCTCTGGTGCGATTGTTGTACAGAAATCTACGATGGCAATCTTGGCAGGCAATCATCGTTCGCAAGCGGCAAAAGA